CAGTTGATAACGAATTCAGCCAAAGGAGGCACAGACGCTGCGCCTTGGGCCCATCTGGATTCTTCCAGATTATTTGCAAGGTTTCCGCTGATGTTTCTCAGAGCAAGATATACAGCGTCGAGGAGCATCTCTTTGCCTCCAGTGTGGATACGCGGGGCGGCGCCGAAACGAACAAGAAAGTCTTGGAATGTAGATACATTAGAAATAAGAATTAGGGTTTCTTGACTTAGTTCTGGATTGTCTTCTCTTGGGGTTCTTATCGGTCCCACAATTAGGCCCCACTTGATTTCTTCACTTGCCTGAAATTCTCTTGAGAATCTGCCCAAAGCTTCAAGGGTTGCATCAATACGCACCCCCATTGAACTGGACCAGTCCACTATAAAGAGCACGTCTGTATTGGTGACCTGGGGAGCATCGCACCCTACCACCGAACCGTTGACACATATTCCACTGCCGGGGCCACATGCCGTGTTGCAAGAGAACTCGCCCTCATCGACAAGGCCATCGCAGTCGTTATCTTGGCCGTCACACAACTCTACCGTACATGGGTCACATGGACCTAGGCGTAGATAGCCTTTATCGCACCAAATTATTCTTTGCCCCACCGTTCCGTCACCCCTGTCGCACAGTTCGGAACCTAGCCTATCGAGCGTGTCACTAGGAGGACACTCGAAGGGCGGGCGAGCAGAAGCGTCTACGCGGGGGGTGGCGGAGCGTGCGTCTACACGAGGCGGAAGTGCAGCGTCAACAGGTACCACAAGCACATCCCTCGGTTGTGATGCATCCCTGTACGTAAGCTTTACATCCACCGAGGAAGGGGGCGGGCTGTCGTCTGTACAGCCAATTGCCACTGCCAAAACCAAAACTAGACCCCTCATCAGAAGCACATCCTGTGAAGCAACCACCCTCGGTGGCCTCCATAATACATACCAGACGTTTCTTTATAGTTCGGAACGAGGGGAAAAATGTTCCGGGCTAAGCCGGCATCAAGGCCAGAATCAAGACCGGAATCCTGTGGGCCTGCGTCATTAACGCCTGCATCTTCGACACCTGCGTCCGGAGCAGGTACTCTCCTGTTGATACAGGCCGCCTCCTCTATGGCTTCAACGATCGCATTGGATATATTTTCAATGTTGTCGTTCTGTCCACGGAATTGTCTTCCTATATCTCTCCGGATGGCGCCATTATCAATAAGTTGAGAATAACTTGCCTCTATATGCTGGGGGCCGATTATGAAAACCATCCCTCCTGAGCGGGCCATTGCCATAGCAGCAGTATGCTCATCGAAGAGGGTACCTTGGCCGCGCTCGTCACCCAACACCACCACTATTCTATGTGTATATCTGCTTAAATCAGTAGTGTGGACAGGATTGAGTCCGGGGCGGCTTGTTGCCCATTCCACCTCGTCCGGGAAGCCGTCGCCGTCCCAATCAATCAAGTCATCTGTAAAGAACTTGCCTATTGCGTCGTATGTGTTCTCGGTGGCGCCGCCCTGATTAATTAGATTTCCTGCTAGTTGGCCCTGCAGGGCAACGATAGCACCGCTCATATCCTCGACCGGAGGGACCGGAGGAGCTTCTACGCCCGGGACACAGTTGTCGGCAGGCGACTGCAAATAAGGATCTTCCATCTGATCATTGCCAACGATTGCTAGCATATAACAAACATCTTGAACCCCTTGTGCATGCAGTATCGCCACTGTGTCTCTTGTTGCAGTAAAGGCTGCAAACAGCTCATCATTAGCCATCGAACCTGATACGTCAATGACCATCATCACTGCCACTCTTCCTTGTTCAAAGTTTTCGTCAGCGAGGCCGTCGCAGTCGTCGTCCTCTTCATTGCATCGCTCATTGCGTGGCAGTATTTCTTCCTGGCATTCAAAATATCCATACTGCTCTTCACCATTTCGGACTCGCCTGTCACAAATGGCCAGGCCGGGACGGCAGTCGCCGCCAACATAGTTGGGGCCGTCCTCTCGTCTCGGAAATGTCTCTACTTCGCCCGTTTCCTGATTTGTAGCACAAAGAGCAGTAAGAGGTCCACCATTCGGACCTTCATCGATGTGGTCATCACAGTCGTCGTCTAGACCATTGCATATTTCTGGCTGGGGAACGTATAATGGGTTGTCACACTCGCAGTCGCCTGCGTCTTCATCAACAGTTCCATCACAGTCGTTATCAACAAAGTCACACAACTCTTCCGGAAGGGGACCACATTCATTGCAAGCGTTCAGCAAGCCTTCATCTGTTTGTTCATCGCAATCGTTATCAATGCCGTCACATTCCTCTATCGGGGTAGCGCCGCACTCATTACAGGCGTTCAATACGCCCTCATCTGTGAGTCTATCGCAGTCGTTATCGATAGTGTCACACTCCTCTTCCGAGGGCACTACTTCGTTTTGACAGTCTCCATATTCATACGCAATAATGACTCCCGCATCTGTGTTTATCATCACTTCTTCACAAACAGAAGTACCACTACGACATGGTCCGTTTTTGTCCGTGCCGGCGGCGCCAGTATAGCACATCTTAGAAAGAATACCATTTTGAGATAGTGGAGACTCGTTTAGTCTTCCATCACAGTCGTTATCTATCGCGTCACAAACTTCTTGACGAGGAAAATTAGTTGGAACGCAGTCGCTCCATTCTGTTTCTCTGCAGATCCTCTCTCCTTGAGAACATGGGCCCTCAAGGCCGGGGATGGTGCACTCTTCTCTCATACCCCACCTTCGACAAACCTGTGGCGGAGGTGCAGCGTCGATGATCATGTCAAATCGCATTCTTGCGTCAACAATATAGACCACAAACTGGTCTTTCTCTTCCTCTATCTCTGCGTCTCTCGGAATCAGAACATTGACCTCGGATGGGTCAACAAAAGTTGGTCCGCCATCGGCGAGACGACGGCCGGGATCTGTGGCGGTGTCTTCACACCCAAAGACCAAGACCCCCAATATCGCGATAACAAATCTCATTTTAAATCCTTATTCTATTCCGCTGAAAACGCCAATAACATAGTTTTCCAATACCACATGAAAGACCTTACCCTTGCATTCGACCTTTTCAATCATAGCGCGGTCAACTAAAACTTCTGCGCGGGCCTTGTCCCTCTTCATCATCAGAAAAGGCTTGGAGCAATCCGGGGCGACATCAACAAGAGTCGCGAGGACGTGACGGTCCTCCTCTGGTGTGTAATCATCTGGCAACAGAACCGCAGCTTCATCTTTTCTCTTTGGTTTGAAGTGGGGAACTATGTGGAGATGTCTGTTAAGTGGTGATAGCGTGTTTTCTCTAAACATTCTTACCTACCGTCTTTTTGACGTGGTTGAAGAAATCGAGTAGCTGGTCCATATCTGTCTCGCTCTTCATAAGACGGTAGGCACGGACGGCCATTCGCATTTCTTCCTTGGTGAGCCAACCGTTGTCGACATAGTTTTGCCTAAGGTCACGCTTTTGCTCTTTATATGGTTCCATGGCCTCCTCGATGGTTGCCATGGACTTGATATAACTAGTAATATGCTTTTCCTTTTCGACGATCTCTTGGTTGTTAATGATGTGCAAGTTATTGGTAGTCATTTTTTTTCCTTTCATGTTAAACTACTTTTACAGTATATTAATATTTTACAACAAAGTCAAGTGTTTTTTAAAGAAAGTTCACAGTACATTCGCCACCTGCGCAGGCAGCCTCTCCCGAGAGGTTTGTCTCGTCGTTGGTTTCTGTGATTTTCGTTAGGTCTACACTTTTCAGGGACTCAAAGAGTGCTTCATAGGTCTCTTTCGAGCAGTCTTCAAATGGTGCCTGCTTGTAGGTTCCTCCGTCGTACGGCAAAACCGATAGCCCTGTGTAGGAATCCCTGTTCTCCCACATCCACTCTCCAATGTCGGACCACTCAGACTCCTTCACTGATATTGTTGCCGATACGTTGTGGTGGTTTGGCCCCTTTCTATAGCCGGCAAAGACCCATTCCTCTGTGACCTTCTTGACTCTCTTTAAAAGTTGTAGAGCACTCTCTGTTCTCAGCACGGCGCAGTCTGGGGCCTTCTGAGGAACAGAAATAACGGCCGTATCGTGCGGACTAAAGTATTCATCTTCTACTAGCTCCGAATGATTTTGTAGCAGATAGTTATAAATTGCCTCGTTCTTGCCAACTCTCACCCTTCTGATGTAGTGATCACTGTGCCAAGCATGGATACCACTAGAAGTGCCCAGAACTAAAGATGTCGTGCCTGCAGGCTTAACTGCAGTGCAGCGCGAGGCCGGGTTGATGCCTATCAACTCAGCGACTCTAGCGTTCTCTTCCTTTACTAACTCAGCGGCCTTCTTCATATCCAAACTAAGGACACTTTGAGATGCAATCCCTGTCATGCTGACTCCCAAGAGTGCATCTCTTTCACAGTTAGCCTGCCAAGCGGGACGTAGATAGTGAAAATCTGTGTATCCGGCCTGAAGAGTGCCTATAAAACTGGCAACTCTTGCCCTCTCCTCTAACTCCTCCTGTGTTTCAACATCACTAACATTTATTTCTGTCAAGTTACACATCTGACAAGACTTTAAAGAGATCTCGTGGCATGGATTGAAGCCACGCTCTTTGTCGTTAGTAAATGAGAATCCTGGCTCACCTGCTCCAGAGGCCTTGATTCTCTCCCACAGGCCCAAGAACGTACTCTTTTCTATCCTGTGTCTCAACAAGACAACGGAATTGTTGGCTCGGCCTCTTTGCGGGTTCTTCTCCCACCAGTTGCCTGTCTTTGCTGCTAACATCTCGTTGTCATTGGCTGAAAACAAGGAAATCATTGCTGCTCTTCTAATGCCTCCGGACAAAACTGCATCTGCGAGGTGACACATAATGTCGTGACATTCGATTGGGGTGAGCTTATCACCGTCATTCTTGTCGTCCAAGATGCCCTTCACCTTCAACAGACATTCCTTTAGTGGCTGCGGGCCGGGGGCCTTGCCACCTGAAGTGATAAGCCTTTCGCCCTTCGCTCGGATGTTGCCGTAATCAAATCTGATGTGTGAAGTTCTGACTCCAAAATATGTCTCCATAAGTGCCCTTACTGCATCAGCCCAACCTTCGATACTGTCTTGAACGAGATACCGATAAGTCCTCTTGGAGGTCGGCTTTCTAATCTCTGGCAATTGCTCGACGTGGTGGGTCTGAACTGAGTAGCCAACGCCACAACCAGACAACAACAGGAACATCGTTTCATTAAATGCTCTGTGGTCGTCAACTGCCAAAAAAGAACAGTTAAACATCCTTGAGGGATTGATTTCAATTGGCTTGCCGCCAAACTGCATTGATCTCATCGAAGGCAAGACCTTCTTATCAAACACCATCTTATACGCTTTCCTGATTTGTAGCTCCATTTGCGGATACTTCTTCATGTGCATATTCATGTTTCTTGTTACTAGTTCATCCCAAGTTTCTCTTCTGTTTTGCTCAGGCAAAAAGCGTGCGTACTTCATGTGTACTGTTATGTCAGATAATATTTGATTCGATAATTCCATTGTTGTTATTTCTCCTTCTTGTAGTCTTTGTATTTTTCTTTTAATTTCTCCATTTGCTTTTTTGCAGACTTCTCAACAATGTCCTCAACAGATTCATTCGTAGGTGGAAGTACCTTGATCTTTACATTGCTTGTGTCCATGAAAATTGGATACACCAATCCATCCGGCCCGTTTCTATTTTTTGCTATAAAGATACGTCCACTATTTGTATTCTTGTCTTCTATTGTTCTGGAAACAGTAAAAATAAAGTCAGCAACAAAGCACTTGTTAAACGCCTCAGAGATGGCCTCCATAGTTATAACTTCTGCGTTTAATCCGCTCCTGTTAGTTTGAGAGGCTGTCCACACCGGGCACTCAGAGAGTTGCGCGATTCCTCTTAACTCCTCATAAATAGTCTCCAGTTGATGTCTTTTCTCATCTTTTCCTGAAGAAATTGGCCGAAGGAGGTCTCCATAGTCTACGATGATCAAGTCTGGTATGAAACCCCTTAGCTTCATCTTCTCCAAGTGAGCTTTGAGAGTTTCTACGCTAGCAGATCTAGTGGGATATTCCTTTACTATTAGTCTTCCCTCTACTTCCTGAATCTCTTCGTAGATCTTTTCCTTAAAAGAAGTAAGGTTGGACAAATCTACACCAGTTATACAGCTGTCATACCTCCCTGCAACGACAGTATCTGCTAATTCCAGAGTATAGTGAATTACGTTCTTGCCACTCTTTAGTGCTTCAGCGCCCAGATGTACAAGCGCCATAGACTTGCCGGCGCCTGTTGGGGCTATACACACACCCAATTCACCCTTTCCCAAGCCTCCCTTGCACAAGGTATCAACCTCCGACCATCCAGTAGTCACGGGGTTCCTCTCTTTGATTTCAAATCTTTTTTCAAAATCCAGAAAGTAATCATATCCAAAGTTGTTGTCACTACCAAGCTTTATGGCAGTATTGATAACCTTACTAACCTCTTCAAAAGAAGACTTCTTGATCAGATCGACCGATTTAATAAGTGCCTCTTTTAGTTTTTGCTTCCTGCAGAAATCTAGAGAAACGTCCTTGATATAGGATGAGCCCTCTGGCTGCAACTCGGAAGATAGAACTCTCGCATAGTAGTCTCTGATCAGCACCTGAATCGAGTCAGACTCTTTCCTTATCTCGGTCCTGATAATTGATTTCATAATTTTGCTTGTTGGGTGAATACCGTACTTTTTGCGGTATTGCACAATCTTTTTAACAAAAACACGGAGATGCTTTAGTTCCAAAAAGCTTGTATCAAAGACTTCAAATATTTGATCTGCGAAAGGCCTGTCCATCAAAATTAGATGACACAAATCCTCTTGGAAAGTTTTTCCGAAATTGGAAAAATCAGCCCGGTCCTGTTCCGACATAATCTACCTTCTTATTAATGACTCATCATAGCACAAACTGATCTAAAACACAACCAATTTAAAATCTGAAATAATCCTGTTAAAGCTCTCGAATAAAGAACTCAGAGAGATTTCTCCGATACCATCAGAGTGCATCAACTTTCTAAGTTCTGTTTTATTGAACTCTGGCACATGAGACTCCAGAGTTTCGTTGATCTTCATCCTGCCTTGAATTGAAATCGTTGGAGAATACAATTGCATTATCTTATAGTTGCTCTTTATCGTCTCCAGGCCCTCCAAGACCCTATCATACACCCTTAGGCTTGTCTCTTGGGAGTGACAGTACTCTACGATGTCGTCCACAAAACATTCTTCCTCTCTTGAGAAGAAGGGAAATCTCTTTGCAACAGTTGCGAGACCCACTCCCTTAATCCCGTCCAAGTTATCGCTTTTGTCTCCTGCCATGGCCCGAGCTAATGCAAAATTATTTGGATGTATTGCGTACTCTTCCAAGATCTTATTCTTATTTAGGACCTGATCTTGTGTTGGCCTATATAGAATAGTCTTGTCATCCAGCAGTTGAAAAAAGTCTTTGTCGCTCGACACTATCACCTTTTGCCAGTCTGAAAACTGTTCAGACTGGGCAACATGAGAGATAACATCATCTGCCTCCACTCTCGGCTCCATAAACTGAATAACCGGAGTTTGATTTAGATACTCTATTGCGCGCATCTGCTGCCAGGCCTTGTTTTCCCTCTCTTGTTCCTCTGTAAGGTGGCGGATATCACGATTAAGCCTAATTGGCTTCCTACCCTGTTTATAGTTCTTGTTTTGTGACCTTCTCTTTTGCGAGCCGCCCTCACCATCCCACACAATGATCGTCATGTCGGGCTGAACAACTCTTGTTAATTTATTCAAGATTTTTAAGAAACCCTTTGAGCCTCCAATGGGTTGGCCGTTGGACGACAAACTTGGGTCCACAATATAAGACCTCAAAAATTGATTATGAGCATCTATAATCATTAATCTATTCATATCTTTTCCTTTGTTAAAAAAAGGCTCCGGTAACTGCGGCGAGAGAAAGCAGGTTACCGGAGCCAAGTGCTAAGGGCTAAACGGAGGATCTAAACCTTAGCAGGCGAGTCTTCATCTTCTTCGTAATAGTCAGCAGCATTGCCCGTTCTATTATCGAATTTCATTATAACATCCTCGTCGATGATTTGCAATACTCTTTTACGAAAATCTTCGTTTTGCAATTCTTTCACCCAGCCCTTCCGCTGAAACTTCTTTTCTGTTCCATCTTCTAGGACTAGCGAGAACCAGGCTCCAGACTGCTTTAGGCTATCTGAAATCTGAATAGCATCAAACCAACTCTCCTCATCTTGAACACCGACACTATCAGTATTGCCCCAGAGAATCTTAAAGTTGCAGTGACGACCAGCAGTGCCAAAACGAGACTTCTCAAGCTTTGCCTTAACTTCTGATCCAATTCTAAAGCCATTCTCATCTTGCACGAAGGATGCTTTTGCCTTTCTTCCTGTAAGCCAGATACGCAAAGAATATGCGTAGTGCATTGCCTTGCCGCCTGGTGTTACATACGGGGTTGTCATCGCCTCAGATGGAGATCGAGTAATATTCGTCTTCAGCTGATTAAGCACCAACAGTGTTGCTTTGTTGTTAGCAATTGGCACAGTTAGTTTTGACATTCCCTTTGAAAGGATCCTAGCCTTTACTGCCATCGATGATTGAGGGTTAAAGTCACCCTCGATATCAGAGATAGCTGGAGTTAGTGCCAGAGAGTCCCAAATGAATAGCCACTTATTGCCTGTTGCCAGCAGCTCTTCTATAGTTTCTAGAACAAACTCCACACTCTCGGCTTGAATATACATCAGGCGATCCAGATCGCAGCCGGCTCTTTCCAGAAAGGAAGGATCGATAGCAGATTCGGAATCGAAGTATACAACGTCAAGTCCCATCTTTTGAGCGTTCGCAGCTATCTGCGTTGCCATATAAGACTTACCTGTAGCCTCTAGTCCTGCAATCTCTACGATCTTTCCCACAGGAACACCTGCAAGCTTTCCTTTACAGATGATGGAATCCAGCCAGCGAGAGCCAGTTGGGATCCACTCCTTTACCTCTGTTGGATTATCTTCTGCCAGGCTATGGGCCACTTCATGGCCCGCCTTCTTGTTGATAATTCGGCGCATCTCATCCATAGAGATTTTGCCTGGTTTGATTTTAGTAATTTTTGCCAAGTTATTTGCCTCCTACCAATTTACGCCAGTTGTTAATGCTGCAGCCCAATACCCATCGGCATCAGGAATGAAGCTGAAGTGCACCGGAACACTAAAGACTCCTGCTTGTGCTGTCCATCCGACGGCCATAATTAGATGGACAAGTTTATCCTTGCCGGAGGGGTCAAAGGTTGAAATATTCGGACCCACACCGAGTTGAATCTGTTTGTCAATTTCAAATCCAACTAAAACACTAGCAGACGGATTAATTACGCTCTGGTCGAGGCCGCTGATTGTGATATTTTCGATAAACAAAATATCCAACCAGTCGCCTCCTTCCATTACCTGTTGCATCTCGAAGCCCATCACAAATGTGTGAGGACTAAGACGCTTGGCCTTTCCGGGATTATTCATGTCTTCAAGTTCTCGGACGCCGTTAAGGTATCCGTATCCAAATCTGACTCCGGAGCGCTTATCCCAGTTTCTTGTGTCTTGTGCAAATGCTGGTGATGCCATCATTAGCGCCATCATACAAACTAGAATATTCTTAATCATTTTAGTCCACACTCACAAGTTCGATCTCAAAATTGAGATTCTTGCCTGCCATCGGATGATTAAAGTCCAATGTCACAGCCCCCTCTTCCATGTTGTGTACCCTAGCGGTGAAAACTTCTCCCGTGGCACTAGTGCCTTGCACCATTTGCCCCACCTCAGGCCTAAAGTCCTCCGTGAACACATCAGCTGGAACCACCTGAAACGCATTCGGATTAAAGTCTCCGTAGCCCTCTTCTGGAGCGAGGGTAACACTCTTTGTTTCTCCGATCTTCATACCGTCAACCGCCTTATCAAACCCGGTAATCATCTGACCGCCGCCAACCTCGAAAGTAATTGGCTCTCCGCGAGCCTTCGAACTATCAAACAACGTACCGTCGTCCAAAGTCCCTACATAGTGAACATTCACTGTCCTGCCCTTAACGGCTTTTCTCTTCTTTCCCATTGTTTCTTAACCCTTTCTTATGTAAAGAGGCACCTGTTAGCCCGTGCCTCCCTGCGGCTTATTTTAGTTACTCAGTAGTTCGTTAAAAGCTGCCTCTACAGCGTCAGTACCAGTTCCTTCCGTAGTTGTGTTTGTATTTGTGTTGTTTCCAAACCTTTCTACCTGGGAATCTGTATTGTCACCGTCCAAGAATGCATCAAGCAGGCCCTGGACTTCTTCTGTTGTCTTTCTTTCGAAGATCTTGTCCAAATCCGGGACTGTCTCCAAAAGCTCTGCACAGCGTTCATCACCGCCGACAGCGTCGTCACACAAAACTGTCTTTCTAGGGCGCGCTCGGATATCAGTCCGTGGGAACGATGCTCCGGGGGGCTTTCCATACATGACCTTCAAGTCATTACCACTTTCTGGGTCAGTGACGTCACCATAATCTGGATCTAGAACGATGGTTAGTAGCTTTTCGTAAGCCATCTTTCCGTAGCCCCAGACGCGGACGCCCTGGTCTTCTTCCCCCCTTACCAAGACTGGGGAAAAGAATCGTTGCTTTGCAAAGAGGTTCTTTGCCATTCTCTTGCTCTCCTCTGTGCCCTCGTTCCAGAGCTTGCTTCCAAAGTCACAAACAGGACACTTATCTCCGAAGTTCTTCTTCGGACACAGAAAACCTCCTTGTGCCACATTATAGTGGAAGAACTTCTCCTTAAAGGGGTCACCGTCAGGTGTCGGAACAATGCGGATATTGTTCTCCCCATCTTGGGGTTTCCAGAAGTCACCCCGCTTGCCATCACCCTTTCCGGTAACAGCGTTAAGTTTTGCGCGCATTGCGTCTAAATTGAGAGCCATAATATTTCTCCTTTATTTTTGTGCTCTTGTTGGCTAAAGCAGGTCGGTTAATGTCCCGACCAACTAAATCTATTATACCAAGTCTGACGTGTTTGTCAAGTAAAAGTTATGCTTTTTGTACGAATGACGAATTACATAAAATGTAAGCATATCCGGTGTCGTAATTTGTTGAAAATATGCCATAACTTACCTTTGTGTCCTCTGTTGACTTTTCTTTTACCTGGCTTACTATTTTCCTGTGAAGTGTTTTGTCCTTCTTTAGAAAAATTATCACTTAAACTTATCTTTACATTATTTAAAGCTGGTTGATGTTCAG